GCATATTACACCTCTTTCTCTATAGTGTATGTTTTTGGGTACAAAAATAACAGCCAGCGTGGAACGGGTGTTCCGCTTGCATAGCTGCTCCGAGAATGATACAATATGCTTGTCTAGGGCATTGTATCTTCGGAGCAATGTTGACCGCTCTGGTGTTCCAGCACTGGAGCGGTTTTATATTAAATTATTTATTAGAAGAACTTTTAATTATTCCTAAATTCTTCAAATCATCGACATTGAATAAAAACTTTTCTCCGTCCCATTTGTAATGCAATTCTGTTCCATAAATTACATCTATTTGTGGAGATGAGGGAATATCTTTTAAGTAATAAGATGGTACCATTCCATCCAGACTATCAGATGAATCTCCAGAAATATAAATCATATCACTTTTATCAGTGGAAAAGTCTACATTATAATATTTTGAGAGATCTTTCTCACTCATCCACGGAGAAGATACAGTAATTTTGCAATCGATTTCGCAAATATACCCGTTTTCTTTAAAACTACCTGTAATTGTAGCTTTGCCCGGGGAAATCGCTGTAACAACTCCCTTTTTTGAAACTGTAGCAATTGACGAATTGGAAGATTTCCAAGTTATTTTCTTGTTTGTTCCAGCAATTTTTAATTGGACAGTTTCTCCCGAGGACAGTGTTTTCTTGTCATAATTGATTACTGCTATAGGCTCATCATAAAGTGAATCGTTTTTACTATTAGAATTTATATCTTTATCGTATATTATGTCTTCTCCATATATTACATCAACTTCTGTTTTATATTTTTTCTTCCCAATGGTTGCTGTAATAACTACATTTCCACCCTTTTTTCCAGTTACTACACCTTTACTATTAACAGATGCTATTTTTGGATTGGAAGATTTCCATTTTACCTTTGAACTGTTTTTATGACCAACGACATATAGTGGCAAGGTTTCTCCTCGTTGGATTTCATAATAGACATCAGCATTGATTACATAATGTTTTTGAGCAGCAGAAGCTGTTGAAGGTTGAATTGAGCACATTATAAGGACAAGTGCAATTAAAAGAATTTTAAACTTTTTCATAATATAAGCCCCTTTCTAATTGTTATTTATATAATTCAAGCACACCAAGTGGCTCAAAATATATCAAATAGTTGTTCTGTTTAGTATATAAACCATACTTTTCGTGAAAATAGTCCAAGCATTCTTGCAAAAATTCTTCTGTTACTTCCAGATGTTCTGCAATTTCATATCTGCTTCTGCATCCGCATTTATATGAATCAATCAGATCATTAAGAGAGAGTAGTTTGTGGTATGCCCAGATCCGGGCGCGCCGTTCCTGCTTTCGGTTTGCAGTGGCGGTCTGATCCATAATATTCCCGACTGTTGTGTAGTGGTGTCCAAGTTCTTCGGCAAGCACACATTTCTTTTCTGTTTCAATCATATCTTCTTTGATTGCAATACGATTACCTTTTATCCGCCCCTTATTGGCTCGGAGTGGCTTTTCTTTTGTGATTAAGCAATTATTGTCTGCTTCTATTAGTAAATCATTGTATGTAAGCAAATATATCACCTCAAAGTAATCTTACAGAAAATAATGTCCTATAAAAAGGACTGTTAGAATTGCTCGTTGTTCATAAGGTCATCATCGTGTTTCTGATCATCACTGGATGAATTATCAATGTGATGAGCTGCGTTAGGAAGTGCAAAAAAGTCATCTGCCTTCATATAATCTTGCCATTTACCATTCTTATAGATTTGAACATATCCATTTTCTGGAATCAGTGATATTTGCCCTTCTACAAGTCTGGAATCTCGGCGGTATTCTCTGTCAATAACTTCTGATACATATTTTTGACTATCGCTATTAAGAGCGCGATATTTTTTAATCATATTTTTTTCTGGTAAAGAGAGGTCATCATCTGATGCGTTCAAAAGATAATTTGGTGTGATTCCCAACACTCCACATAGTAATTCTATTGTATCTGGATCGGGTCTATTTTTGTCGTTTTCCCAATCACTGATGGAGTTATGCTTTGCCCCGACTTCTGTAGCTAATTCCTTTTGAGTCATTCTTTTGGCATTTCGTGATTGTCGTAATTTTTCTCCAAATGTCATTAAAATCACCTCTTTCATTTATATAAGCAAGTATATCATTACGTTTCGAATTTGTAAATGAAAATTCCGAAAAAGTCGAAAAAACATATTGACACTTCGAAATAATCGTAGTAGTATAATAACAACTTCGAAAATATCGACATGAAAGGAGGAACTTTGAATTTGGAAGTTGGAATGAAAATCAAAGAGTATTTGGATACAAATGGAATTTCTCAAGCACATGTTGGAAGGGAGGCTGATATAAATTTGGTCAAGTTGAACATGGCGCTAAATGGAAAAAGGAGAATGACATTTGATGAGTATTCAGCGATTTGTTATGTGTTAGGTTTAAATACGGATTATTTTCTGAAGCCACGCATGCCGGACAAAAAATAAGAGGGGAGATGATCAAACAATGAGTAAGAAGAAATCTGAAAACGGAAAAGTTCTTATTTCAGAACGGATAATTAACATTGGCGAATTAGAAGCCTTTATCAGAAGCGCATACATGGACACCGTAAGAGCCCGGACATTAGTGGAAGACGGGAGAGCGGATACAGAGCAAATATTGAGCTATCTGCAATCAATCCAGTTGGCACTTTTAAATGCAAAGGATTTTAACTTCTTTCTTGAAAGAAGAAAAGTCATTGTGAATAGCCATCCACATCGGGATTAACAGTCTGCTTGAATTCATTGAGATAGTGGCAACCAGTTGGGTATGGACAGCGCATGAGGACGTAGTTTTTACTCTGTTTGTTCATAGGTAGCCTACTGTTTTCAATGATAGGACAAGTAGAACGTTGAAAAGTAATTTCAGTTGATGAATCTTGAATTTTGTAATAGCCAGTCAGTGTAATAATTTCATCCCAATAAGGGCATTTAATGGTTTTACCGCAGGTGGTAAGTGTCATGGAATGTAATCTCCTTTTGAGTGATAAAAATAGATTAACATTTTCAAAATAAAAATTCAAGTGTTCAAAATGTGAATGAATTGTATTTAAGAAAGGAGATGAGAGAGTGTGGATTTCAAGAAAAAGATGGAAGGTGCTTGAAAAAAGAATTGCTGACCTTGAAAAGCAAGTTCAAAGCCAGCAGAAATGTATTATACATCCTTCAATAATTGCTGACTGTTTGAGTCAGAGGGTTCAAGAACGCATGTCAGCAATAAGACGAATGCATATGAAGGAGACATACACAGACGAACAGAAATCGCCATCAACGAATGAGGTCCAGTTAGCTATGGATTGCACAACACAGCACATTAGAGAGTTTTTGGCACAATCGACAAACGGAGAGATCGCGGATCTGGGAAAAGTGTGCGGTAACTGTGAGATATGGGAAGCAGGAAGATGTAAAGATTTTGACTGGCTCAAAAACCTTGATCCGATCATAAGCCAGTCAAGCGTAAAAATATCGGTGTGCAATGCAGGGGACACTAATCGTGGATAGCAACAGGAAGACTGTTATACGCGGAACATCCACCATATTGATCTTTTAAATCAGGTGGACATTCATCACACATGGGACATTCATACGACATTTTCTTGTAGTTTTTCTGTAGAGTTCCCATAACAGGTACATAACAATAGTCGACCGATATCTGTTGGGATCGTTTGGTATAAGGACAATTTACATCAATTATTTTGATCATCCGGAATATCTCCTTTCATAATACTCGGACGCGGCAACGTCCTGTAAGGAGATTATATCACAAATGGAAGATTCAGAAAATTAAGAACCGCGTACAGGCACAGTTAATAACCTATTAACAGGAGGTGGGCTTATGGCAAGATATCCAAAGAAAGCTACATATAGAACCTTTGTGATCGATTCTAAAACCGGTGAATGGAAACAAATTGATCCCAAGGATATACCTCAGAACAAAATTGATGAGTTGTGTGACAAGTTTGCGCTTGGCGCAGGTTATAAGCGCGTAGAGTAGCCACTGCGGTGGCTGTGCGGACAAGCTAAAGGAGAAAAGCAGATGAGAAACAAAGTATTTACAGCCGGAGTTGCGGTTATGGTGATTGTCGGTGCAGTTATAACATTTGCAGCATACACATTGGAGCGGCTGGAAAGTGAACGTCGTGAAACTGAGCGTCGTATACAGCAGCTACGGAAAGTCAGGAAAGGAGAAAAATGCACATCAGTGAAATAAAGCGTATGTATCCGCAATATCCGAATGAAGCTTCGAATCTCACGTACCCGCGAAAGGAAAAGAAAAATGATGGGGATTTCAAGGAAGTGTTGGATGTGGAAATAAAAAAGATGGAATCAGCCGACCAAAGCAATGATTCCATCTAATTGGGGGGGTGTTTCTCTCTCGGGAAACAAAAGAAAAATAAGCATTAAAAATGCTATGCTATTATTTTACAAAAAATATATTTAATGTGCAAGTGGAAAATATGAATTTAAGTCAGATTGAATCCCTTGTAAGTGCGTATTTGCACTGCAAGGATGCAGAAAAGATTCTGAATAATGCAGGATCATTTATTTACACAGAGGCAGCGTGTCCACTTATGGACGAACCGATGGAGCAGATCTATGCGGTGCTGATAGACGGGCAGGATGATGAGACAGCGGACTGGATCTATGATCTGCTGCAAAAAGGTGAAGCAAAGGCAATCTATGATCTGCTGCAAAAAGGTGAAGCAAAGGCAATCTATGATCTGCTGCAGGAAGGAGCCGACAATGGAAACGATCCCGGATAATTATGATTTCTTCCGGATGCATGAGGATGAGCAGGACAAATGGCTGGAACAACGGCCGGTGTGTGTCTGCTGCGGTGATCATATTCAGGATGATTATTGTTATGACGTTGGCGGAGAAATCTACTGTGAAGATTGTATGGTTTCATGCTTCCGGAAGGTGGTGTGATGTATTACAGACCCTGCCCCTATTGTGGGGCACATCTTGATCCGGGTGAATCATGTGACTGCCTGGAAAAGAAAAAGGAGAACAATAAAAACATCCTTGCAGCATATAGAAGTGGCAGGGATGGACAGATGGAAATGAAGTTGGAGGATATGATGTATGGCACTTAAATCGTGGGAAGAAATGCGCAAAATTGACGTAACTCCATATTGCCAGGAACGGGATGGAATGACGTATCTCAATTGGGCAAAATGTATTGATTTGCTGCATGAGAATGGTGCAAAGAAAGTTTACTGGGTGCCAATTCCGGATGAGGGAACGGGAAGTTCTTTGCGTATGGTTTCAAAAGATTTCACAGATAGCAAAGGAAATACAAACCGATGCTATGAGACACGGATACATGTCGTTATTGATGAAAATGAGTATGAAATGCAGTCACCGGTGATGAATGGCTCCAATCCGGTCAAGGATAATTCCATGAGCCAGCAGAGGGTATGGAACAGTATGTGCCGGTCCTTTGTAAAGTGTGTGGCAATTCATACGGGGCTTGGATTTAACCTGTGGCTCAAAGAAGAAATGCAGCTGTTTAACAACATCATTCCGAGGAATGAGGAGAAGCCGAGCCCGGCAAATATTAAGATCCTGAAAGACCTGTGCCTCAAACATAAGGTGAATCTTGAATACTGGATCACGAGCAACGGAAAGACTTGGGACAGTTTATCAGCAGAAGATGTTGGTACAATGCTGAACCGTCTGAAATCGAAGTATGGTGATGACTGATGTATACGATGGTAGATGTGAAGCAGTACCGGGAAAACAGCGATGGAACAGATCTTGTTGTTTCTGTTCCGGGAATGAAACTTGGGGGGCTGCTCCAGAGAAAGAAGATCAAGAATGCAGAGATCCGCTTTGATGATGGGCGGCATATCTCTGCGGAGCAGAGGAAGAAAGCATATGCAACGATCCGGGATATTGCAGACTGGACAGGCTATCCACCGGAAGAAATGAAGGAACGGATGAAGTATGAGCATATGATCCGTACAGGAGATCCTTATTTCAGCCTTTCTAACTGTTCGATGGATACCGCGCGGGAGTTTATCAATACGATCTTGGAATTTGCTTTAGAGTGGGGAATCCCACTTTCAGACAATGCGATTGACCGGACGGATGATATCGGGCGGTATCTGTATTACTGCCTAATGCATAAAAAGTGTGCCATCTGCGGCAAGGATGGGGAAATCCATCATGAAGATGCAATCGGTATGGGAAATAACCGCCGGAAGGTGGATGATTCGGGTTATAAGAAGATCTGCCTGTGCAGGGAGCACCATACGATTGCTCACCAGATGGGAGTGATCCGGTTCCGGCAGATGTATAAGGTGTATGGAATTGTTGTGAAGGCGGAATGAAAATGACATTTGAAAGGTGGCGAGAAGTGCTGATTCGGGAGGTGGAGTGATTGGATGGCAACTACATAAAGCTGAGCCGCGGGCTACTGGAATGGGAATGGTACACAGATATCAATACAACCCGGCTGTTTATCCATATGCTTCTGAAAGCCAACTGGAAGGATGGAAATTTCAAAGGGACAACGGTTCCACGTGGATCGTTTGTCTCATCCATCGGGAAGCTGTCGGGCGAAACAGGGCTTACGGAGCGCGAAATCCGCACCGCAATTTCACATCTGAAAAAGACAGGCGAAGTGACAAGCAAAACGACAAACAAATTTACTGTATTTACAGTGGTTAAGTACGATTTGTACCAGACAACCGACAAGCAAAATGACAGGCAACCGACAGGCAACCGACATTCTAACGACATTCAAACGACAACAATAGAAGAAAAGAAAGAAGGGAAGAAGGAAAGAAACACACCCCCTATATCCCCCGTGGAACGGTTTGCAGATTTTGCCGCAGCCTATCCGAAAACCTGCATTGGTTATCTGGCAGAGACGGAATACTGCAATGCGGTTGATGCCGGAGTGTCGGAAGCTGGCCTGATTGCAGCGGCAGAGAATTATGCTATTGCCTGCCAGCGGAAAAAGACACCAGCCCGGTACATCAAGAACCCGGAGAACTTTTTAAAAGAAAACCTGTTTATGCAATACCTGGAAGGAGTGGATGATGGACCAGCAGATGAAAAACATGATCAACGGAATACTGGAGCGCGTGAAAAATCGCTCAACGAACTGCTTGAAGAACGCGGATGTTCCGGATGTTTCGAAGGGTTCTGATGTGTGCCCCGTCTGCAAGGGCAGCGAATGGATTCTGACCGAAAAGGACGGTATTGAAACAGCCGTGCCGTGTAAGTGCCGGGAGCGTGCGATCATGTTGCGGCGGCTGCGGTTTGCGGATATCCCGGAAGCATTCAGGGGAATGGAACTGAAAACATTTCGGATGGATGTGTACCGGGAGCGGGACAGCAGGAAGAAAGTGTCGGATGCCTGCCGGATCATAAAAGCGTACCTCGGGGATTTTGAGAACCAGAGGGAGCAGGGGATGGGACTGTTTATCTGGTCCCGGACAAAGGGCAGTGGGAAAACAAGGATTGCGGCAGGGATTGCAAACGAGCTGATGAAAAGCTACGCAGTCAAATTTGCGGTATCACTGACCATCCTGCAGGAAATCAAGAATACATGGCGGCGGGACGCGGAATACAGTGAGAGCCGTTTGCTGGATGCACTCTGCACCACAGATATCCTGGTCATTGATGATTTCGGAGTGGAACGGCCGGCAGACTGGATCAATGACAAGCTGTACCAGATCATCAATGAGCGTTATATAAACCGGAAAGTGACGATTTTCACAAGTAATGAATCTCTGGAAACGCTGCAGTACGATGATCGCATCACGAACCGGATCAAGGAGCGAACCTACCAGATCGCATTCCCGGAAGAAAGCGTGCGGGATCATATCGCAGAGCTGCATCAGGAGGACATGATCCGGAAGCTGATGGACGGTTGAAACACCAGCGAAAGCAAAAGAAACCATTGCAAGTGCGGAATTATAGTTATCACAAAAGCCATGTTCTTAACTTGCCGACACCTGGGCGGCAATCGCCCCATTACCAAAAGGGGTGAGAGAAATGCATAAAAGCAATAAGGACAAACGTCTGGAGCGTGAAAATATAAAGCTGATCGGGCAGATCCAAGGATACGAAGATTCCAAGCCGGAACATCGGAACCCGAAAGCATACAAGAAATTTAAGGCAGAGCCTACTTACTACGGCGGTGGCAGGATTTGCAGCTATGGTGATAAGACGAAAGTCTGTGATCCGAGTTGCAGATTTTGGAACACCTGTGTAAAAGGGCGGAATGCTGGAAAGTGAGGAATAGTATGGGCGGAAATGTAGTAAGCAACCTTTGCTCATTGCCAGCAACGGATTTGAATTTTACATCAGAACTTAATCGGGCAACGGCATATCAGATTAAGCAGGCAATCGAGACAATGAAACAAAACGGTGGGAAAAATAAAGGCCGGATTAAAGCCTGTGAAAGAGAGCTGGAAAACAGAAGACTTACGAAAAAAGATAAGCATGGAAAGTATGTCTCTAAGGAGCATTTAAGTATTCTTTGCAACACGTTTTCATCGGAGCATAGGTTTAGGGCTATTCTGCAAAAACTTGGAGAACTCGAAGATGCTGAACGGCAGGGGGTGCTTTTACAGTTACCATGCAAGGAAGTGAACAGAATGGATAACAAGTGGATTCCGGTAAGTGAAAGGCTGCCGGAAGAATCATTTGGATGCTTGGTAACGGTTATGGACTATGAACCGTATATGCAAACTGATTTTGAGAATATACTTCCGTATTTTGTTGGATATGACGGTCACAGTTGGAATGATTCAGACGGAGAAGAAATTCCATTTGAAGTCATTGCCTGGATGCCGTTGCCGAAACCGTACCGGGAAAGCGAGGGATAGCATGGAGAGATTAACAGAAAGCAATCCATCGTGGATAGATGATGAATTATGGGAAAGGGCTTGCGAACCAGACTGTGAAGAAATAGACGCAGTATATCGAAAACTCAAAGATTATGAGGACTTAGAGGAACAGGGAAGACTTATCAAGTTGCCTTGCAAGGTAGGAGATGTAGTATATTTTGCACATCATGATAGAGTAATTTCTTCTGAAGTTTTATCGGCGAAATATCATGCAGAAGCTGAAAATCACGGAGTTTTTATTCGTGAAAGATTGACAATTGATGTTGAAGGAGTTTACGCAGAAATTGATTTTGGTGATATAGGTAAAACAGTATTTCTCACAAAATCCGAAGCCGAAGAAAAACTGAAAGAAATGGAGAAAAAGGATGTTTAATGAAATTTTCAATGTGATGAAATGCTTTCCGAAGAGTTATATTACTCAATTTGGAGAACTTATTTTATCAGACAAAGGGAATGTATATTTTACAGCAAAAGACTGTAATACACAGAAAGATATTATCTGTAAACTTTTAGAGTGGTGTTCCAGACCACTTGCAAAGGGAGAACCTTACCGCCAAGAGAAGAGAAATAAAGAATGGAGGGAATCGCTTCTTTCTGGATACAATGAATATCTCGGAACACAATTCACGCAAGAGGATATGTACTGGATATACGATAAGCTCGGAAATAGCGTAGATCATGATCTGACGCTGAAATTTATTGCAAGTGGATATGACTTAAATCTTGTATATCCAGAGAGAGGAGAAAATCATGGAAAATAGATTTTTATGTCGCGGCAAACGGATTGATACCGGCAAATGGGTGATATGTGATCGGAACCGATGAAGATGGAGCTCCTCACGATTTGGATGTTGTGCAGGTAGACCCATCCACTATCTGCCGGTGTACCGGAGTCGACAAGAACGACGAACTCATTTGGGAGAATGATATTGTAAAAGACTTATTTAGTGATGCTTGTGCACAAATCAAATACGGCAGTTATCAGAGTTGCTTTGATAGCACCAAAACTGAACATGTCGGATTTTATGTAGACTGGTCAGGCAAGTATACTAAAAGATACAGAAAAGATTTAGGTTATTGGACAAATATGGTTAATGCAGAGGTTATCGGCAATATATTTGACAATCTGGAATTGTTGGAAAGCGAGGAATAATATGACAGAGAGTGAAGCAATTAAAGAATTACATGGAATAAGACCGAGAGGTGGTATCATCCCACAAAAGAGAGCCGAGGCTTTAGATGTGGCAATACAGGCACTTGAAGAAGTAGAACAGTACCGCGCGATCGGCACGCCGGAGGAATGCTTGCGGAACAAGGATTTCTTGCGATTCCTTGCCAATTCGATGAATCAGAAAAAGTATGAAACTTATCTGAGGATATATAACGCGGTGGAAAAGGATGGACGTGATGAAGAATGAGTAAGTCCATCATGTATAACGAAAAGAAAGGCACTATCACAAGAAGCACCGGATAGTGCCTTAAAGTTAAAACTTGTGTCTGTGTTTTATAGTGGCGCTAAGTATACCAAGTACCAAAAGAAAGAGTAAAAAAGGATTTTTAACAATACACTTCATAACAATGTAAAATCCTTCAAAAATACAAGAAAACATTGAGAAGAATAAGGGCACTTGGTTTAAAAATTCAGATATCATATTTTCACCTCCAATCTTTTTTTAGGATAACATGGATGGTGTACGAAAAATAGGACAGAAAGGAGTGAGAGGTTTGCTGGCCAGCGTAAAAGAGCTCTTTACTCCAAAAACAAATGGAATCAGTACAAGATAGGATGAAGCGACTTGGAGCTTATGAGAAGATTGCTTCATTCATGCAAAAAGAAAAGCAGGATTACAGCTTTAAAAGAAAATACGCACAGATCAGAGCGGAAGAGTTCAGATCAGAATGTGATCGTAGAGGACTTAACTGCCATGTGTCTGTAGGTGGTCTGGACAGCATTATATTGTATATGTTCCTTCATGAAGTGTGTAACATCGATGTACCAGGGGTATCAGCATCTACACTCGAGGATGCAAGCATTCAAAGAGTACATAAGGCAATAGGAATTATAAATGTACCGCCGCTCATGCGGGATGATGGAACCAGATGGACGAAACCGAAAGTTATACAGGAATTTGGATTTCCGGTCATAAGCAAGGAAATCGCCGGGAAAATTGAGCTGCTGCAGAATCCAACGGAAAAGAATAAGACAGTCAGACACGCGATCATAACGGGAGAGACCGGGGAATACGGCGGCTGGCAGAAGAATTCGAAGATGCAGCTTAATCAGCGGTGGTTAAAGCTGTTCGGTGGATACGAAAATGAAACCGAAGGATGCGACTTTCAAAAGCCGGATTTTCTGGTATCGGCGAAATGCTGCTATTACCTTAAAGAAAAGAATTGTGATGACTGGGGAAAAGAGCATAACAGTGTGCCGTATTTGGGATTGATGGCATCCGAGGGTGGAAGACGTGCCAAGAGCCTGCGGATGAATGGCTGTAATTACTTCGGGGCATCCACGATCAGATCAGCGCCGTTTGCAATCTTCCACCGGCAGGATATTCTTACGCTTGCCTTGGAGATGGATGATCTCTGGAAGAACGGATTAAAGGAAGAGTATCGTGATGCCGGACTTAGAGCAGGGAGAATAACAGAATGCTTCCAGATGCCGGAGTCGTTGATCCCGGAGATTTACGGAACGATTGAGAAAAAGCCGGACGGTACATTGTATACAACAAAGGCACAGCGTACCGGATGCAGTATGTGCGGTTTCGGAACCCACATGGAGAAACGGCCGCATCGGTTTGATCTGTTGTATGAGAGCAACCCGAAAGAGTGGGATTATCTGATGTTCCACATGTGCAAGGACAAGGAAGGGAACGACTATGGATGGGCAAAGGTTTTGGACTACATTGGAGTTGGATGGGATCCGACAACCATCGGTGGTAATTGCAAGGGGCAGATGAGCCTAGAAGATTTTATGAAATGATAGTTTGCTTAGGAAGCCACTTGCTCTGCCAACTGAGCTACACTGCTAGTTCCTAAACAAGTAATTATATAAAGTAATGAACCAATTAGCATATGCACCACGCCTTTCTTGCTGCTTACATATAAGTAAATAGCGTAAATCAAAATTAATAGTAACATTCCCGCTAATATGATGCAGAGATTGGATTTGAACCAATGACCAAGTGGACGCCTAAACAAACTATTTACAAACATTATAAACAAAAGAATACAAAATTTCAAGAAAGGAGCCGGAACCTATCCGGATAAAAGGCGCGCCGGGTTCCTTTCAAAAAATGACATATAGAGAATTCTTAGAAACAAAAATTGAGCTGGCTACAGACAGCGGGTTTGTTGTAAAGCCAGAAAAAGTAAATAAGATATTGAAGCCACACCAGAGAGATGCTGTGATGTGGGCACTGAAAGGTGGCAGACGGGCATTGTTTGAGTCGTTCGGACTTGGAAAAACTGTGCAAGAATTGGAATTTTGCCACCTTGCAGCAGAACATAAAAAGGGTAGAGCTTTGATTGTGCTGCCACTTGGCGTAAAGCAGGAGTTTACACATGATGCTGTGAAAGTGCTCGGATACGAAAAGCCAGAATACTGCCGGACAATGGAAGAAGTGGAACAGAGCACAAGCCAGATTGTATTAACAAATTATGAGCGTGTACGGGATGGGGATATCCGGCCAGACTACTTTACAGCAACATCACTTGATGAAGCCAGTGTTTTAAGGAGTTTCGGCAGCAAGACCTATCAGACATTCCTAGACAAATTCAAGAATGTTCCGTATAAGCTGGTAGCCACGGCTACACCATCGCCGAACAAATACAAGGAACTGATCCATTATGCCGGATACCTGGAAGTGATGGATACAGGGCAGGCGTTGACACGGTTCTTCCAACGCGACAGCACAAAAGCGAACAACCTCACATTGTACCCAAACATGGAAGATGAATTTTGGATGTGGGTGTCAAGCTGGGCGCTTTTTATCACGAAGCCTTCAGATCTCAATCCGGTATATTCCGATGAGGGATATGATCTGCCGCCACTTGATGTGAGATGGCACGAATTGCCGGTGCATTATGGCGATACAGCGGATAAGGACGGACAAATTCAGCTATTTCAGGAAGCAGCAGAGGGATTGAAAGAAGCTGCGGCAGTTAAAAGAGAAAGCATTGACCGCCGTGTAGCAGAAATGAAAAGAATTGTGGAAGAATCGCCGGACGATCATTTCTTGTTGTGGCATGACCTGGAGAATGAACGGCATGCGATTAAGAAAGCACTGCCAGAGGTGGTGGATATCTACGGATCGATGGATTATGATCTGCGCGAGCAGAGGGTAATTGATTTCTCAAATGGGCGGACAAAGTTATTTGCAACAAAGAAATCATTGTCAGGATCCGGATGTAACTTCCAGAGATATTGCCATCGTGAGATCTTTCTTGGAATTGATTATGAGTTCAACGATTTTATTCAGGCGGTACACCGGTGTTACCGCTTTTTACAGAAAGAACCGGTTGTGATCGACATTATCTACATGGAGAACGAGCGGCAGATTAAGGAAGCATTGCTTGAAAAATGGAAGAATCACAATCACATGGTTGCAAAGATGATCGAGATTGTAAAGAAGTATGGTCTTAACTCGGAAAATAAGACACAGCGGTTAGAAAGGAAGATGGGCGTGGAAGGTAGCAGAGAAGAGAGAACAGTGAGAGGAAACCATTATGAAGCGGTATATGGGGATTGTGTAGAGGAAACCCGGACAATGGAAACAAACAGCATCGATCTGATACATACCTCGATTCCATTCGGTAACCATTACGAGTACAGTGCCAATTATAACGATTTCGGGCATAACCAGAACACGGACCGGTTCTTTGAACAGATGGATTTTCTCACACCGGAACTGCTCCGAGTCCTGAAGCCGGGGCGTGTGGCTGCAATTCATGTCAAAGATCGCGTACTGTTCGGAAATGCGACTGGTACCGGGATGCCAACTATTGAACCATTCCACGCGCTTTGCATTGCGCATTACATGAAACACGGATTCCAGTATTTCGGAATGATCACGGTCGTGACCGATGTGGTTCGTGAGAATAACCAGACATACCGCCTCGGATGGACAGAACAGTGCAAGGATGGTTCAAAGATGGGTGTAGGATGCCCGGAATATATTTTACTTTTCCGTAAACTGCCAACCGACAGATCTACGGCATACGCAGATGTTCCGGTCAAGAAATCCAAAGAGGATTACACCCGAGCACAGTGGCAGATTGATGCACATGGTTATTGGAGATCGTCAGGAGATCGACTGATCAGCAAGGAAGAACTTAAGGATTTTCCGGTTGATAGCTTACAGACAGTGTATAGAGAGTACAGCCGCGGCAATGTATATAACTATGAGGATCATGTGAAACTTGCGGAAGATCTGGACAAGGACGGGAAGCTCCCGGCAACATTTATGGTTGTTGCACCGGGATCATGGAATCAGCTGGAAGTGTGGGATGATATCAACCGGATGCGAACCCTTAACACTACGCAGAGCCGCAGACGCGCTCAGATGCACGTATGCCCGTTACAGTTGGATATCGTGGAGCGAATCATCAACAGATATAGCAATGAGGGCGATACGGTCTATGATCCGTTTGGTGGTCTTATGACAGTTCCAATGACGGCGGTTAAGATGCATCGGAACGGCAAGGGATGCGAATTGAATCCGGATTACTTCCGGGATGGCGTTGGGTATCTACAGGCTGCCGAGAATGAAGTGGACGAGCCGACATTGTTTGATTTTATGCCGGAGGTGATGTCATGATTAACGGAGAACTGATGGTTGACAACTTCGCCGGCGGTGGTGGTGCATCCACTGGAATTGAGTTGGCTACCGGCTACAGTGTAGATATAGCCATTAATCATGATCCGGAAGCTATTAAGATGCACAAGGCAAATCATCCGAATACGAAGCATTACTGCGAAAATGTGTGGGCGGTTGATCCGGTCAAGGCATGCAATGGGCATCCTGTCGGACTTGCCTGGTTCTCGCCAGACTGCAAACATTTCAGTAAGGCGAAAGGCGGAAAGCCAAAGGATAAAAACATTCGTGGTCTTGCTTGGGTTGCCTTACGTTGGGCGGGGCTTGTGAAACCGAGAGTGATCATGTTGGAAAACGTAGAAGAGTTTAAAACATGGGGACCATTAAACAGACGGCATCATCCTATTAAGCATAAACAAGGGAAGACATTTGAGCGGTTTGTGCAGCAACTTCGGGAGCTTGGCTATGAAGTAGAGTTCCGTGAACTGATTGCCGCCGATTATGGTGCGCCGACCATGCGCAAACGATTCTTTATGGTTGCAAGGTGTGACGGAAAGCCGATTGTATGGCCGGAACCGACACACGCCCCTGCGGATAGCGAAGCGGTAAAAGCTGGACTACTGAAACCATACGTTGGAGCATACACACAAATTGATTTTACCCGCCCATGTCCGAGCATCTTTGATACATCCGAGGAAATTAAGGAAAAATACGGCATCCGGGCGGTACGTCCGTTGGCTCCGAAAACAATGGAGCGGATCGCAAGAGGTTTGAAAAAGTTTGTACTCGACAATCCGGAACCGTTTATTATCCAATGCAACCACGGCGGCGAGCGCAGACCAAACGATATTCGGGAGCCAATGCCGACCATTACCGGAAAACATGGGGATGGAATTGTCGAACCAAAGCTTGCACCGTATATGGGAACCAATACAACGAATCATCCGGGTGGAAACTGCAAAGACCCGATACATACGATTACTACAGGCAACCAACAATGCCTTATCAGCCCAACACTGATCCAGTACCATTCCGAGACAGCACAGGGAGAAGTCCGAGGACAGACGATTAAAGATCCAATTATGACCGTAGATAGTTCGAACAGGTATGGACTGGTTACCTCTTTCATTCAAAAATACTACGGTGGGAATTATCAGGGAAACGGATCTGACATCAAGGAACCGCTGCATACGATAACCACGTTGGAACGTAACGCTATGTGCGCCGTTAATCTGATCCAGATGAATAATCACTGCGATGGAAGAGATGTAAAAGAGCCGATTCCGACAATTACGGCCGGTGATGGACATTTCGGAGAAGTGAGAGCTTTTTTGATTAAATATTACGGGCAAGGTACCGGACAGGATATTGAGAAACCGCTGGACACGGTGACAGCGCAGGATCGCTTCGGACTGGTGACTATCAACGGTACAGATTATCAGATTGTGGACATTGGTTTACGGATGTTGGAGCCGAAAGAGTTGTATGGATGCCAGGGATTCCCGGACGATTACATAATCGACCATGATTATACTGGAAAGACATATCCGAGAAGTGAACAGGTAAAGAGGTGTGGGAATGCAGTTTGCCCGCCGATTCCTGCGGCGCTTGTGAAAGCAAACTTACCGGAGTTATGCGTAGCAAAGCGTACTGGAAACATGAGGATTGCGCAGGAGCAGACCGGACAGCTCCGGTTTGCGTAAACCTTAAATTTTGTGGAGGTGATGCCATGATCCAGACAGCAGAAGATAAAGTGAAAGAGTACTGCCAGTGCATCCGCAGAGAAATAGAACACTGGAAAGATATCAATCAGAACGGGTGTAATGATCCGCTCTGGCCGGATGGCTGCAATATGAATCTCGTGAGAAACCATATCCTCTATTATCAGAGAAAAATTTCAGGAATCTGCGCGGAAAAGAATTTGCCATATCCAGAAGCATACTATTTTTCAGCACCTCCAGAGGTTGACAACTTCTATATGGCGAATCTGAAACAGAGAGATCGTGTTAAGCGGATATTTTCCGATGGGCATGTACCGGCGCAAAAAAAGTATTTGTATGATGAGATGCAAATATGCTTGTTTTAGAGGATTGAAATTAAGGAGAAAACAGATGGAATTAAAAGAATTTGCAACAATGTTAAATGGAAGAGAATACGGCTATCCACAGTTTACCCAAGAGGAACTGAGGATAGCAAAAGATAATGGATTTGTTATTGTGAGTGGCGCATCGGATGATCTGGTGGAACTTGAAGGGGCAATTACGGATGAGGGAGGTTGTTGGGAAGGTGGAACAATTTCTGTGAAAGCAATCCTCGATGGTGGAATTGTATATAACTGTGAGAGATCCAATACATTCAGTTTTGATGTTAAGTGGTGCAAGGACAAAGACGAGAATGGGAATGTTATTCTGTGGACGTATGATGTACCAATCGAACATGAAGATTTTATGATCTATGACGATGGAGTGCCATACTGCAGGGGCTTTGTGTTCAAAGTAGTAAGTGAGTAGTTGGTTTGCTGAAACGTGTGTACATTGACAATTGAATATTGACGATTGGCGTAGTATAATTTATTTATTATTACAAAGGAGATGTGCCATGAATAAATTAAATATGAAAAATTTTCAAATAATATTGGAAGATGATATAAAGAGAAAGTTGTTTGAGCTTATCCCAGAAAATTCTTCCCAAAAAGAAATACAAGAACGATTAAATACTATGAGTGCAAGTGATAGAGAATGGGTTTTTAATGTTTTTGATAAATCAAAGGCCTTGATAAAGAACCAAGAAAAATATTATAGAATTAACAGCTTACTTTTGGCTCTGATGATATGTGGTGCCATTGCTTTCTTTACTTTCGCTTTTTTACAACGAAATTATGACCATGATGTAGTATATTATATTGTGTGTACGCTATTTGTAGTAATTGAAATAGCAATGTGTTTATTAACAAGGTATTTTGTAAAAAAAGGAGATAAAAAGTTAACAAATGAAGAATTGTAAAGTACTTTAGTAGATGGTTATATAAAGATTATTGATCTCGTTAAATAGTGCGAAATGATTTTTAAATTTGTCTGATGAATTGTATTGAAATGAACTGGGAAAATAAATAAGCGTAGATAGTAGGGTGATTTTTATTATAAATGTAGTTGAATTAAAGTTGAATAATGTGATAAAACCAAGTGCCGATCAAAGTACTTGGTTTTTTGTTGCTCAAAATTGAAAAAGGGGGATGCCTGTGGACGAAAAGGAAGTATTCGAGATCTGCAACCAGGTAGACAGCTTCATCGCGGAATATCTGACAGAATCCATCGTGATCGGAACAAGCTACGATATGCTGGAAGCGCATCATGGCATTCTCCCAATCAGTAGAAATTGCTTTTACCGGAGGCGGCGGATTGTGCAGCGGATCATGAAGCAGAGGATGGGAAGGATTGAGGAGGAGCCGAACGGACAGATGCGAATGGTGTGGTAAAAAACTATATTTTATTTATAAAAAATGTTATAATTATTCAAAATTATAAATAGGAGAGGTTATGTAAATGAATATTTTACTTCAAATTGCAGAAAACACAAATGTAATGAGTGATGATTTAAAAGGGGCAATTATAACTGCAGTAGCTACAAGCATAATTTCTATTATTGGATTTGTTGTGACCAATAAGTCAATGAAGAAAAATTTCAAAAATGAGATTTTAAAGCAAAGGAATGAAGTGGCGCTAAACAAAATGGCAATGATGCCAATGAAAATATTAGAATTGTTGGGAAAAACAATAGAAAAACATGGAGAAGATACAGAGTTATCAAAAGAATTTGATGTTATAATGAATGAAATATATGCATATGGCTCCGAAAAGGCGATAGCTCTTATTTCAAAGATACAAAAAGATAATATGGCTTTTAATAATAACATAGCTGACAGAGATTCATATGAATTAATTACAATGTATATATTATTAGCCACACAGATAAAATATGATGTTACAGGAATATTTGTTAGTCCAGAAAAATGGTATGAGATGAGAATAAACGATTATGAAATTAATAAGAAGAAGATGCAATTGGCCAATAATAATGTTGCAAAAAAGTTTGGGTTAAATAAAAAATTTTACATATAGATTACAAAATGAAATGAAAGGCCATAAGTAAGAATTGTTACCCAAATTGGTACAAATCCACAAAATTCTCATGTTAAAATTGCTATAGAGTAGTAATTGAACAGGGAGGGAGAAGCGTGGAAAAAGAAAACGAACTGAAAAAGGAGTACCTACGATCATATACACCAGCGGTCAGTGCTGCACGCCGGATAGAGGAAGAAATTGAGCAGTTAAGAGCGGATAAGATGGCACCGGCACTTGTCATGGATGATATGCCACACGCCCATGATCAGAAAGATCTCTCTGACTACGCTGCAAAGTTGGACGAGTTGGAGAGGAAACTTATTAAAGCACGGTATGAGCGCATAGATCTATATGCAGATATATTCGCAGATATTGAGCGTTTAGAGGATGAGACGGAAAAGGCGGTATTGACATACAGATACCTTCGGAGACAAAGTTGGGAAGAAATCTGTGTAAAGCTTGGATATCAGTGGGCGCAGGTTCACCGAATTCATGCCAGGGCATTGAAACATTTCAATCCGACGGGTGGATATTATGAGATTTTGAACAAAAAAATGAAAGATGATACACAATGATACACTTATCTGTGGTATGATTGTAGCGTGAAAGAGCGTAAGAGGAAATGATTCCCCTTGCGCTTTTTTCGTCTTTTGACTACTGGGGCATCATGAAACACAGGGGTGTCCCACTTCTCCCTAAAAAGAAACAGGCAGGTGATATTATTGGCAAGGAGTCCGAACCAAAAGGCAGAAAAAGCCCGAGAACTGTATAAGGGTGGAATGAAGCTGGTTGAGATTGCAAGTCAACTAGATGTTCCTGCCGGGACAGTTCGGAGATGGAAAAGTACATACCATTGGGATGGCGAGCAACAAAGCGAGCGTTCGGAAAAGAAAAGCGAACGTTCGGAAAGTAAAAAGAGCGTTACGAAAAAGGCTGTAGCTGATGAAGTCAAGCAGGTGATACAGAATACCGACTTGACTGATAAGCAACAGCTTTTTTGCATACATTACATCCGATGCTTCAATGCTACCAAGGCATACCAGAAAGCGTACGGTGTTGATTATGCGACTGCAGCATCCATAGGCTATCGTTTGTTGGAAAAAGATGGAGTAAAACAGGAAATCCATAGGTTGAAACAGGACCGTCTCAACAGAGAGTTCCTAAGTGAATCCGATGTATTCCAGAAGTACATGGACATTGCTTTTGCAGATGTGACTGACTTTGTAGAGTTTGGAAATGAGGATGTGGATGTGATCCTGGACACAGGAGAGCGAAAGACCATCACAGTAAGCCATGTCAATATCAAGAATGATGCGGACGTGGACGGAACGATCATTTCCGAAGTATCCAAGGGTAAGGACGGCGTAAAGGTAAAACTTGCTGACCGAATGAAAGCCTTGCAGTGGCTTACAGATCATATGGATCTTGCGACTGACAAGCAGAAAGCAGAGATTGCATTACTGAAAGCCAAGGTACAGACAGACGATGGCGAGAAGATTGCAGACGATGGGTTTCTTGATGCTCTGAACGGCACAGCTGCGGAGGACTGGGGCGATGAAGAAAATTAAGAGAATTTTCAAATTCAAGCCGTTTTCCAAGAAACAGCGCATGGTGCTGAACTGGTGGTGTAAGGATTCACCTGTAAAGGACAGCGACGGCATTATTGCTGATGGAGCAATCCGATCCGGTAAAACCGTAAGCATGTCACTTTCGTTTGTTATGTGGGCGATGAGCTCATTTGACGGCGAAAATTTCGGTATGTGCGGCAAGACAATCGGTTCTTTCCGCAGAAATGTATTATTTTGGCTTAAGCTGATGCTGCGAAGTCGCGGTTATACGGTGGCAGATCACAGGGCTGACAATTTGGTTATGATCACAAAAGGAGATGTGACCAACTATTTCTATATATTTGGCGGCAAAGACGAACGATCACAGGATCTCATTCAGGGTATTACCTTGGCTGGGGTCTTTTTTGATGAAGTTGCGTTGATGCCGGAAAGCTTTGTGAACCAGGCAACCGGACGATGTTCTGTTGATGGTTCTAAGTACTGGTTCAACTGCAATCCGGATGGACCATATCACTGGTTTAAGACAGAATGGATTGATAAGAGAGAAGAAAAGCATCTGTTGTATCTGCATTTCACGATGGATGATAACTTGAGTCTGTCGGAGAAAATCAAGGCGCGATACCGCAGCATGTACACAGGCGTGTTCTACCGCCGGTACATCCTTGGGCTATGGGCGATGGCAGAGGGCATTATTTACGATATGTTCGACACTGCCAAGCATGTGATTTCCAGTCTGGCTGATCTGACCAATACAAATTATTATGTGTCCTGTGACTATGGTACACAGAATGCAACAGTATTCTTGTTGTGGTGCAAAGAACGTTCCGGGCGGTGGGTATGCTGCCGCGAGTATTATTATTCCGGCCGTGATGAAGAAAAACAGAAAACAGATACCGAGTATGCGGATGACCTGGAGAGGTGGCTCGATGGAATAAAGCCAGTCAAAATTGTAATTGATCCATCTGCAGCATCGTTCATAGCAGAATTGAAAAAACGAGGTTATGCAATCAAGAAAGCAAAAAATGACGTACTGGATGGCATCCGATTCGTGGCATCATTGTTGAATCAGGGAAAAATCGCAATCAGTGATCAGTGCCAGAACACAATTAAAGAATTTGGATCGTACATATGGGATCAGAAAGCATCTGAGCGTGGAGAGGATAAACCGGTGAAGCAGCACGATCATGCAATGGATGCACTGCGGTACTTCTGTTATACAATTATTCGCAAGCCGGGAAGCATCGGTATTTTGAAGTGAGGTAACAATGGATATTGATACAATGAAGCAACTGATAAAAAAATATGAGCCCGGCCATGCGGCATTTGTGACACGTGCGGATATAGCAGAACGTTATTACCGCAATGAGACGGACATCCTGTTCCGGGACAAACCCAAAGACAAGGAAAAAGAGGAAGCAGACAATCCGCTGCGCAATGCAGACAACCGGATTCCCCGGAACTTCCATGGTCTTATCGTAAACCAGAAAGCATCCTATGCTTTTACGGCACCGCCGCTGTTCGATGTAGGCAGTATAGCGAGCAATAAGCGCATCACGGAAACCTTGGGTGATGAGTATGCCAAGAACTGCATGAAATTGTGTGTGAATGCTGCCAATACTTCCATCGGCTGGGTGCATTACTGGCAGGGCGATAACGGTTTTGAGTGGGCAGTTGTTCCGTCTGAGCAGATCATCCCGGTGTTTGACCGTAGCCTTAAACGCAGGCTGATCGGACTAATGAGGGTGTACCCGGACATTGACGATGCGACAGGTGACAATTATACCGTGTACGAATACTGGACGGATGCGGAGTGCCAGGCATTCCGGCGGAGAACCGGGGATGAATTGGATCTTTTGACATATTATGATATGTTCATAGATCCAGAAAGTGGCGAGATGGTAGCGGATTACCGACATGATTTCGGGGAAGTGCCATTCATCCCATTTTACAACAACAATATCCATACAGATGATTTGCGCAACATTAAGCCGCTGATAGACGTATATGATAAAGTCTACAGCGGCTTTATCAATGATCTGGATGATATACAGGAATTAATTTTTGTGCTGTCTGGATATGGCGGTGAAGATCTGAATGGATTCCTATCTGATTTAAAAAAGTACAAGACCATTAAGGTAGATGGGGATGAGGGCGGTGCGGTGTCTACGCTGAACATTGAAATTCCGATTGAAGCCCGGAACAGTGTACTGGATGCAACTAGAAAGGCAATCTTCGAGCAGGGACAAGGCTTTGACCCGCAGCCGGAGAACTTTGGTAATCAGTCTGGTGAAGCGCTGAAATTCATGTATTCGCTCTTGGAAATGAAAACCGGATTGATGGAAACAGAGTTCCGACTTGGCTTTGCTCGGCTGGTGCGTGCGATCTGCAAAGCACTTGGCATTCAGTGCGGTACGATCATCCAGACATGGACCCGAACCTGTATCAAGAATGATACGGAGCAGGCGCAGATTTGCAAGGATTCCGTAGGAATTGTAAGTAAAAAGACGATTCTGAAAAATCATCCGCTTGTGGAAGATGCAGATGAAGAATTGAAGCAGATCGAAAAAGAAGAAAAAGAAGCGCAGGAAAAGGCTGATCTGTATTCTGGAGCATTTACGAATCAAAATAATACGGATGACAAGCAGGACAACCATGAAGATAATATGGGGCAGGATAAATGAAAAATGGTGTATATTGGAAAAAGCGTTTCAAACAGATAGAGGAATCCCAGCATCAGCAAGGCTTGCAGTGCTACGCAGACATTGAAAAACAATATCTTTCGGCGCAACGTCAGATAGAAGCGAAAATTAATGCCTGGTATCAGCGTTTTGCAGATAACAATGAAATTTCTTTGGTAGAAGCACGCCGGCTACTAAATTCCAGTGAATTGGATGAACTGAAATGGGATGTCGAGCAGTACATACGGTACGGAAAAGAAAATGCTATCAATGGTCAGTGGATAAAGGAACTAGAAAATGCTTCTGCAAAAGTACACATCAATCGGCTGGAAGCATTGAAACTTCAGATGCAGCAGTCACTGGAAGTAATGTTTGGTAATCAGCTGGACAGTGTGGATTCTGCAATTCGTGATGTATATCAATCGGGGTTCCTTCATACTGCTTATGAGATCCAGAAGGGGATTGGAACTGGATGGAGTTTTGCATCTCCGAATGACCGGTTGATTGATACAGTGGTCCATAAGCCGTGGGCGGCAGATGAACAGACGTTTTCAGATCGGATCTGGACGAACAAACAGAAACTGATCAATGAGCTGAACACTACCTTGACACAGAACATCATCACAGGAGCAGATCCACAAAAGGCTATTAACGAGATTGCAAGAAAAATGAATGTGTCAAAACAGAATGCCGGCCGCTTGGTTATGACCGAACAGGCGGCTTTTTCAAATGCGGCACAAAAGGACTGTTTTGCAGAACTGGGAGTGGAACAATTTGAAGTAGTAGAGACACTGGATAGCAGTACATGCGAGTTTTGCGGTTCGATGGACGGGCAGCATTTTCCTATGAGCCAATATGAAATCGGTGTAACAGCTCCGCCATTCCATCCGAACTGTCGAGGGTGTACCTGTCCGTATTTTGATGATGATTTTGGAGTGCCGGGAGAACGGGCGGCAAGAGGGGAGGATGGCAAGACGTATTATGTGCCGGCAGATATGACATATCACGATTGGGAAAAGTCATTTGTTGATGGATCAGGTAAGGATTCAGCCAAAGCAGACTTGAAGGAAGTTAAACCTGATGATACAATAAAGGTACAGGAAAAGATTTCTGACCAAAATACAAGAATTGATGATTTGAAGCAACAGTTCAGTGAAGTGACTGAAGGTTATTCTTATGACGAATGGTTCAGTGAATTTGATTCAATAGAAGATGGTTTTGGTGAAGTCACTGAAGATGATCTTGCACAAGTAACAAAGTTGAAAGACCTTGATGCACAGATCAGGGAAGCAGAAACCACTAAACATAATTTATTGTTACAAAAAGACAGAAGGGGGCAGTTAGATTCAGGATATACCGGAAAAGTACCTGATGATGAACTTGATACATTCAATGCAAAAGCATTTGAACAGATTAAGGTTGATACAGGTTATTCTGATGAAGATGCAAAGACTTTACATGAAAGCTTGATGCAATACTTTGGTGGTGACTATGAAACAATTCTTACAGGTGGCGGTGATACTGCCAAGATCATCAGTGACGGTATTGACCGTATGCCTGTATATGATGGCACGGTTTACCGTGGTTTAAGTTTTTCTGAATGGTCAGACGGTGATATTTCACAGTTTACAGGATTGAAGCCGGGTGACAGAGTACCAAGTAAGGGTATTATATCAAGTTGGTCAGATGAAAAAATAGTTGCTGAAGCATTTGGTGGTGCATCAACACAAAGTGCAGAATCAAGTACAGTAATTTTTGAATGTGTAAACAATCAGACAGGTGTTGGTGTTCAGCATCTTTCAAAGTTTGGTACAAAGGAAGCTGAAGTTCTTTCAAATGCTGAATATGAAGTCCTTGAAGTGATAACACAAAGCAAATATGATTATGTTTCAGGACGTAAAGACTTGCAATATTTCCCGGATGATTTGATTACAGAGGAAGTAGAATTGAAGAAACAGGTTGTGTGCGTTATTAAGGTGAAAGAGGTGTGATGTATATGATGGAACGTAATAAAGAAAATGATGAATTGGTTCGTCAGTATAGGGAACTTCTAAAGAAAGCAAACAACGCACCTGATGCAAAGAAAAAGGAATATTACTTGAAACTTGCATCAGAAAAACATGATGAAATGATTGTCAAAGAATTTGAGGATAACAACTTCAAAAGATTTAGTTACTAAAAGCACTGTCAAAACGCAAACAAGTAATTTTATATTTGATATTACAAATTACCAATCATGACCACGGTTTTCCGGATAAACATCCGTATGGCAAAAATGGAGAACATGCACATGATTATAAATGGGATGGTGATGGAAAGTTAAAAAGTCGAACAACCAGAGAGATTACGACTGATGAAAGAAAGGAGAATGGTGATATATTATGAGTTTAAAAGAAATAACCCAAATATTAGACGATTGTTGTAATGACATCGTATTTTCCTTTAACGGAAAAGCATCAGGAGTTATGCCAGAGGTTGATAATTACAAAAAAATTATCATGTATGGTATGGAAAAAAACAAAGGACTATCATTCTGTTAAGGAATTTGTGAGGGACAAATTTTTTGATGGAAAATCAATCAACAAAATCTTAGATGAAATAGATATTGTAGTATCATAGATACCACCAGCCAATAACGGTTAGGTGGTATTTTTATACCCAAAATCAATAATAACAGGGCAACCGGAAATCTACGAACCGAACGGCGCAGAGGTGACGCTAAGTAAGTTTCTCCGGCAGTCCTGTTTTTATATTGTCCGAAGCCTTATGACATGAAAACTGCCGGCAGAATCCCGTATCAGGGAAATAATGATAAGCGTGGCTGCAAATAAAGCCAGAAAGGAAGTAACCCATGAAGTTAGAGGAATTGTTAGGAGAAGAACTGTATAAACAGGTCAAAGAGAAGATTGATGCGGTAAATGCGAATGAACCGGACAAGCTGAAGCATATTCGATATGCAGATCTGTCAGAGGGCGAGTATGTCAGCAAAGGGAAATATGACACTGCCGTGGCAGAAAAAGAGAATCTTGCCGGTCAGATCAAAACGCTTAATACTACGATCGGAGATCTGAAAAAGAACAACGCAGACAATGAGACATTACAGAACACCATTGCGGATCTGCAGACGAAGTTAAAAGATCAGCAGACAGCCAATGACCAGATCTCAAAGACCTATGCGCTGAAAGATTCCCTCACAAAGCAGGGCGTACTTGATCCGGATTATCTGATCTACAAAGCTGGTGGACTTGACAAGTTCACATTTGACAAAGAGGGTAAGCCGGTCGGCGTAGAGGAAGCAGTAAAGCCGTACAAAGAAGATAAGACAATGGCACATCTGTTCAAACAGGAACAGCCGAAGCCACCGTATCATCCACAGGGTGGCACCGGCGGCGCAGGAACTGCGAACCCATTTGCAAAAGAGACGTTCAATCTGACCAAACAGGGTGAGCTTTTAAAATCCAATCCGGAGCAGGCAAAGGCACTGGCCGCAGCCGCCGGAGTAACATTATAACAGTATGAAAGGAAGATGATTTATGGCAATTACAAAAATTGCAGACGTGATCGTACCGGAGCTTTTTAACCGGTATGTAATCAACAGAACAATGGAGCTGTCCGCGTTTTTCCAGTCGGGGATCGTGGTAAACAGCCCGGAATTTGATATGCTTGCATCCGAAGCGGCAAGAACACACAACATGCCGTTTTTTGAGGATTTACAGGGAGAATCCGAGCCAACGCTTGAGGATGTAGAAATGACACCGGCGAAGATCGGTTCAAACAAAGATGTATCCACCACAATCCTTCGTCAGAAGATGTGGGCAGCAACGAATCTGTCCGCAGCACTTGCCGGAGCGGATCCGATGAAAGCGATCGGTGATCTGGTGGCACAGTACTGGGCGCGCGATATGCAGAAAGAATTGATTGCGATTCTTGCGGGTGTGTTCGGAACCACCACGGCAGATCCAAGCGGAACACCGAAAGCGGAGACCAGAATGGCGGATCATATTCTCGATCTGTCCACAGGAAAGACAGATGCAGCAAAGCAGATCAGCGCATCCGCATTTATTGATGCGTGTCAGATGCTTGGAGATGCACAGTCACAGCTTACTGGTGTGGCAATGCACTCTGCGACCAAGTCTTATCTGAAAAAGTTGAATCTGATCGAGACCGAGCGTGATTCTACTGACGTGGAATTTGATACTTACCAGGGAAGACGTGTGACCGTGGATGATGGCTGCCCGGTTGCAGATGGAGTATACACAACATATCTTTTTGGCAATGGAGCGGTTGCCTATGGTAATGGTTCTCCGGTCGGTCATGTAGCTACTGAGATGGATCGTGACAAGAAGACAGGTGGCGGTGTGGATTATCTGATTAACCGTAAAGCGTTTATCCTGCATCCGAGAGGAATCGCATACACCGGAGCGAAACGTGAGCATGTGGAGACTCCGACGCGAGCAGAACTTGCAATGGCAGAGAACTGGAAGCCGGTATACGAGCCGAAGCAGCTTAGAATCGTGGCTATCAAACACAAGATCGGGTAGCCTATGGAGCTGGCAAAGTTAAAGGCACTTCTTGGAATTGAGGATGATTCCAAGGATGTGATTCTTGAATTTGTCATTGCGGACGTAGAGGAAATCATAAAGAATTATTGCCATGTGGAGGAAATGCCGGATGGACTTGTGAATACCGGCTACCGCATGGCAATGGATCTGTACCGGAATGAGAATATTGGAAGTGAGACGGCAGCAGTTGGAACGGTTTCTTCTATCTCTGAGGGAGATACCTCTACATCTTTCCAACAGTATGTTGATAATAATTTCAAGGACACGGTGCTGAAAAATTATAAGTCCTCACTAAACAGATACAGGAAGGTGGCGTGGAAATGATCGCGGATGCAATCAAACAGGCACAGGCACTTGCAAGGAAAGCCCAAGAAGCCACATATGATGGCAGATGCACGGTTATGGAGCATCAAAAAGCAAAAGATCCAAAAACGAAGATTACCACGGAAAAAGATGTTGTGGTATTGGAAGATGAACCTTGCCGCTTATCATATTCCAGTGTCAGTGCAGTGGATCAGACGGAATCAGCAGCAAAGACGGCACAGGTCACAAAGCTGTTTTTATCTCCGGACGTGCAGATCAAGCCGGGAGCAAAGATTACAGTAACACAGGCTGGTGTGACACAAAACTATAAATGCGGCAGTGTGGCAGCAGTATATCCGACGCATCAGGAGATTGTGTTGCAATTATCAGAGAGGTATGCATGATGGGAATGGGAAGCGTGGATATGCGGGAGTTGGTAAAGCTTCAGGAGAATCTTAAAAAACTGGAGGATGAAGCAAAACGGCAGCAGTTTTGTGAAGCAAGTGCGAAGAAACTTGCTGCCAGATTACTTACATATGTTATTAAACGTACTCCAGTTGGAAATTATTCTTATGAGGTCACTGCAACAGCAAAGCGTGACGGTAAAAAGCATAAAAAAGGTGAGCAGTATACTAAAAGGATAAATCCATCGGGAAGAAAAGGCGGTGTTTTACGCCGTGGGTGGATTTCAAAAACACCAGAAGAGGCTGCGAAAGGCGGAAGAGTTTCTATGGATGAAATACTTGCATATGTAAATGGAGTACAGGTGAAAAAGTCTGGAAAGCAATACATAATTGAAATTAAGAATCCGATAGAATATGCAAGTTATGTTGAATACGGACATGTACAAACTCCGGGAAGATATGTTCCTGCCTTGGGAAAACGATTAAAGAAAGCATGGGTTCCGGGAAAACTTATGATGACAAAATCGGAAAATGATGTAAAGAGAATTGCTCCAAAACAGTTAGAAGCAGAATTTTATGAATTTTTGAAAGGGGCATTCAATGATTAACAACGTGATAGCCGGGATAGCAATTGCCCTGAACCAAGAGTTTGGGGATGATTATGAAATTTATACAGAGGAAATAAAGCAGGACTTGAAAGAGCCTTGCTTTTTTATTACCCTCTTAAATCCATCCAAGACAGATTTCCCATCCAAACGGTATTTGATGGACAATCCATTTTGTATACAGTATTTCCCGGAATCGGAGGACAATCCGAATAGTGAATGCCGCGATGTAGCTGATCGTATGTTATGGGCGTTGGAGAATATTACGCCTTTGGATGCAGACAGGCCGGTACGAGGGACGGACATGCATCATGAGATTACAGACGGAGTGCTGAATTTCTTTGTAAATTACAATTATTTCGTCCGCAAGGTAGAGACTCCGGCTCCTCTTATGGAAACCATTACAACAATATTACATTTGAAAGGATAGGTGAACAATATGGGCGATACAAAGCCAGAAGTAAAACCGCAGGCATCTGCGGATGTATTTACAAAGCAGCAGCTGGCAGAATCCAAACGCTATAAGAAACAGCGGGATCTGCTGAAAGCGTTGCTGGAAGATGGAAAAACATATACGATTGCGCAGGTGGATAAGATCACCGGTGATTATCTGAGAAAGGAAGTGAAGTAAATGGCATTTGGCGGAGGAACATGGATAACCCAGAACAAAGTGCTTCCGGGCGCGTATATCAATGTCGTAAGTGCGGGGATTGCATCTGCGGCATTGTCTGACCGTGGTATTGCCACAATGCCGTTGGAACTTGACTGGGGACCGGATGATACGGTTTTTAAGGTTACTACAGCGGATATGCAGAAGTATTCGAAAAAGATATTCGGATATAGTTATACCGATGATAAGATGAAAGGACTGCGAGATCTGTTTGCTGGCGGTACCTTGGTGCTGTATGCATACCGGTTAAACGGTGGCGGGACAAAAGCGTCCAATGATTATGCTACAGCTAAGCACACGGGGACACGCGGCAATGCGATCAGGATCTCCATAGCAAAGGACGTGGATGATCCAGAGTCGTGGAATGTAACTACATATCTTGATACGTCCAGAATTGAAGTACAGAATGTAAAAAAAGCGGCTGATCTGAAAGATAATGACTTTGTGACATTTAAAACAGATACGTTGGAACTTGCAGCAGTTGCATCGGCAGCATTGTCTGGTGGAACGAATGGTGTCGTCAATGGCGATGCGCATGCGGAGTATCTGGCAAAGGCAGAAGCCTACGGATTTAATACGATGGGCGTTGTGGTTACAGATGAGGTGACCAAGAGGCTGTATGTGGCATATGTAAAGCGTATGCGTGATGAAGTTGGTAAGAAGTTTCAGCTTGTGCTTTACAAGTCGGATGCTGACTATATGGGAGTTATTTCCACACCGAATAAAACGACGGACGAGGGCTGGCCGGAAGCATCCGCTGTATATTGGCTTACCGGGGTGGAATGCTCCACTGCGGTGAATAAGTCCTGCGAGGGCAGAGTGTACGATGGTGAATTTTCCATTGAGCCAATTGACAATGATCTGGAAGATTATATCAAAAAGGGACAGCTTGTGTTTGATAGAAATGATGATGAAATTGAGATTCTAAGTGATATCAATACACACATAACCATCACGGAAGATTGCAACGAATTTTTTTGCGACAATCAGACAATCAGGGTTGTAGACCAGCTTGCAAATGATGATGCACTGCTCTTTAAGACACGGTTCCGTGGGAAGTTCCCAAATGATGATCCAGGGCGGAACAGCTTGAAAAGTGGGCTGTGCGAGATCCGTGAAAAATTACAGAATTTGCGGGCTATTGAGAATTTCAAGCGGGATAATGTCACCGTGGAACAGGGAGAATCAAAGAAATCGGTAGTCGTTAATAATACGGTTGAAGTTGTAAATGCCATGAGTATTATGTACATGACTACAGTAGTGAAATAAGGGGGTGAAGTATAAATGAATAATGTGATGCTTGCAAAGGATTCTATCTCTGCAGCTCTTGCAGAGTGCTACGTGACAATTGGTGAACGTAGATACAATCTGATGACCGCAATCAAGCTTGAAGCGAATTTCAAGAAGAACAAGGCAAAGGTTCCAACTCTTGGCAAGACAGGAAAGGGAAATAAGTCGGTATCATGGGAAGGAACCGGATCTTGTACAATACATTATAATACGAGCATTTTCCGTAAAATGATGCTTGATTTTAAAAACACTGGTGAGGATGTCTATTTCGAAATTCAGATCACGAATGATGATCCATCCAGTGCTGCAGGATCTCAGACAATCACTCTTTTACAGTGCAACATTGACAGTGGAGTGCTTGCGAAATTTGATGCATCTTCTGACTCATATCTGGACGAGGATGTTAGCTTCACATTTGATGATTTTGATATGCCGAAAGAGTTTCAGGAAATTATTGGACTTGCAGCGTAATATTGCCCCTTATGTGTATGGCATGAGGGGATTTTTTATAGGAAGAAAGGAGACAATGTATGTCAAATTTAAGCAGATTTTTAGCAAAAAACAAAATTAAAAGAGAGAACGGGAAGTATGCACCATCGAAAGCGTTTGTGGATGAAAATGGAAAGCCTTTGGAGTTTGAGTTTCGCCCGATTACTTCAAAACGAAACGAAGTAATCCGCGAAAGCCATACGAAAGAGGTTCCGGTGGCAGGAAAACCGAATATGTTCCGCCCGAAATTAGATACATCAGCATACATCAATGAGTTGATTGCAGAAAGTATTGTTGATCCAGATCTTTACAACAAGGAACTGCAGGATTCCTATGGGGTAAAGACACCGGGAGAGCTGCTTTATGCCATGATCGACAATCCGGGAGAATATCAGGATCTTTCTGCATGGGTTCAGAATTTTCAAGGGTTTGAAACCTTAGAGGATAAGACCGAACAGGCAAAAAACTAATTGAGGAAGGGGATGCGGAGTCAAACTATGCGTATTATGCATTGCACAAACTCCACATTCTCCCTTCCCAATGGGTTGCTTTAGAGGACGAAGAAAAGGCTTTTATTATTGCTTGTATAGATATAAGGATTGATGCAGAAAAGAAAGAAGCAAAGAGGATAGCAAGGGAAGCAGAAGGACGGTGATGGTATGGCTTCAATAACAACAGGAATACAATTGGCAGATAACTTTAGTGCTCCCCTTATGCATGTTGTAAGCGCTGTAAATATGACAATATCTGCAATTGATAATATGAACCATTCCATGAATGCTGGCGTGGATACCACATCATTGGTGGCTGCCAGAAATGAAATCGCACAGGCGGCGGTCGGATTTGAAAGGATGGAAGAAAACATTCGCAGTGCGGATATACAGCAAAAAAACCTCAATGGATCTATGAGCGCAGGAAGTTCTGCCGCATCAAATTTGGCACAGAAAGTTATCGGAATGGTTGGGGCATACGTGTCGATTCATTCTGCTGTGAATGCGATTAAGGATGTATTAAGCGCAGAAAATACACAGATCGAAGCAGAAACGAAATTGACAACCGTAATGCAGCAGCGCATGGGCGCAACTGATCAGATGGTACAGTCGGTTAAGGATTTAACTGCGGCACAACAAGGACTCGGTGTTGTCGGGGATGAAGTACAGATGGCCGGAGCTCAGCAGATGGCTACATTTCTGAACAATAGTGATGCGCTTCAGACGTTGATTCCGGCAATGAATAATTTGGCGGTACAACAGAATGGGGTTGCAGTATCTGGCGAAAACATGAAGAACATTGCCAACATGATGGGAAAAGCAATGCAGGGACAGGTGTCTGCATTAACCCGAGTCGGCATTACCATGACAGACGCTGAACAAAAAGCGTTGAAAAATGGCAATGAAATGGAACGTGCGGCAATGCTTGCGCAAATCATTACCAATAATGTCGGAAATATGAATGAAGCAATTGCAAGCACTCCACAGGGAATGATGCAGCAGTTGTCGAATACATGGGGAGACATGAAAGAAGTGGTCGGCGGTCAGTTGTACCCGGCGGTTTATAATCTGTTTCACACGATAATGGAGAATCAAACGGCAATTGAGTCAGTGCTGAGTAGTGCTGCAGGTGGGCTGAATCTTATTATTAATGTGTTAACCGATGTGGTATCAGTTGCGGCACAGGCTGGAACTTTTATATCGAATAACTGGCAGGTGATAGGCCCTGTTGTTTATGGTGTGGTTGCGGCATTAGCGGCTTATGCAACTTATGTTGGTATTACGAACGCAATAGATATGATATCAACAGGAATTAAGATTACAATGTGTGTTGCATCATATGCGCACGCAGCAGCAACAGGAACAGAAGCAAGTGCAACTGCGGCTGCAACCGCGGCACAGTACGGGCTAAATACTGCAATGTTGTCTTGCCCGTTAACATGGATAGTTGTTGGAATTATGGCGTTGATCATTGTGTTGGTTGCGTTATGTAATCATTTTTCAGGAGCTGGACATATTGCACAGTCGGCTTTTGGTGTTGTAACGGGAAGCGTAAATGTGGCTATTCAGTATTTTAAAAATTTGGGATTATCAGTTGCAGATGTTTTTATTGGAATATGGAATGCGGCAGGGGCATGTGCAACCAATGTTGAAACTGCTTTTCACAATTCCATAAGTCATGTTCAAACTCGTTGGTATAACATGCTGTCTACAGCACTTACTGTAGTATCTGGTATTTGTTCCACGCTGAACAAGTTGCCTTTTGTCGAATTTGATTATAGCGGCATTACGAGTGCCGCAGATAATTATGCATCAAAAGCGGCTGCAGCTGCTGGAAATACAAAAGATTATACCAGCGTAACAGATGCATTTAATAAAGGAATAAAAACGTATGATGTCTATCAAAGTGGATGGGCCAAAGATGCATATACTGCCGGAGCAGCATGGGGCGATGGTGTAACCAGTAAAATAAAGAATACAATATCATCAAAAGCCACGAATACTCCAAGTGCAAATAATTATCCAAATGCGCTTGCGTCCAGTAACGCAGCAACAGCGGCAAATACAGCAGACACTGCCAAGAATACCGCAAAAACGGCAAATACATTATCTGCATCCAGTGAGGATCTGAAGTATTTAAGAGATATTGCGGATCGTGAGTACGTGAATAAATTTACAACAGCACAGATCAAGGTTGAGATGATCAACCATAACAACGTAAACAATGATATAGATTTAGATGGAATGGCAGAGCATTTGCGCAGCAAAATTGAAGAAGAAATGAATGCAGCAGCGGAAGGAGAACACTAAAGATGTATGAATTATATATTGATGGGGTTCTTTTTCCGGTGACCCCAGGATCTCTTAACATCAAGATAAATAACAAAAATAAGACTATAACTCTCATAAATGAGGGAGAGGTTAATTATATTAAGTCTCCAGGGTTGTCTGATATTACAATCCCGGAGCTTTTATTGCCAATCCATAAATATCCTTTTTCACAAGAAAAAGCAAAAGTGGGAGCTGCATATTATCTTTCCAAATTAGAAAAATGGAAAAATCAGAAGAAACCAGTTGTATTTAAACTCCTACGCTATGAAGTTTCTCAAAAACATCTCATTGAAGATATTACAACAGACGTGACCATCGAAGATTATGAAATCATGGAAGATGCAGATAAATACGGATCAGATGTGTGCGTAAAGCTTAACATGAAGCAGTATCGACATTGGGGAGCAAAGAAGCTTGTACTTAAAAGCAAAAAGACAAAATCAGGAAAAAAGAAAACGGTTGCTACGGTTAAAAAACAACGGAAGAAAACGAAAGCTATAGCCAAAAGTTACAAGATAAAATCTGGTGATACGCTTATGAAAATTGCAAAGAAACAGATGAATAATGCATCTGCATGGAAGAAAATCTATCAGTTAAATCAGAAAACGATTGAAAATGCAGCGCGTAAGCATGGACGCAAATCTTCATCAAATGGTCATTATTTGTATGCTGGAACGGTATTGAAACTTCCGGGAGGTGGTAGCTGATGAAAGATATTGTTGATGTAGCGATTGGAGAGATCGGATACCGGGAGCAGGGAAACAACAGAACAAAATACGGAGAATATACAGGAGCGAATGGTGCTGCATGGTGCCATTCGTTTGTTTCCTGGTGTGCACACGAGGCTGGAGTATCGACTTCGGTTGTTCCGAAAACAGCATCTACAACCTATGGGATGCAGTGGTTTAAAAAGCGTGGGCAGTTCAAATATAAAGGCAAATATACCCCGAAGAGATGTGACATTGTTTATTTTAAAACTGGCCGAAGCCATGTAGGCATTGTTGAGAGCGTCAGCGGTGGACAGTTACATACTATTGAAGGAAATACATCTGATAAGGTAGCACGGCGATCATATTCTCTGAATAATGCCACAATTACAGGCTATGGTACGCCAAAATATACAAGCACCCAAAATGGTTCATCTGGTAGTGGAAAAAAGGATTCGAAAAAGGAACTGCAATATTTGCAGAAAATATTATCGCGTCATGAGGCAAAAGCGGAAACCATAAAAGCCGATGAAGCAGAAACGGGAAAAATACCGGCTGGCAATGTAATGATTACTGTAAATAATGGAAAAAAGAAATTTACAGTACCGGCGGAAGAGGGAGCAAAGGTTGTATGGGAAAGAGACAGCACACCTGGCAAATTTACTTTCACAGCAAAAGTTGAAAAAGGATTTTCCATAGGAATGGGAAATGAAGTTCTTGTTACTGTGGACAGCAAGAAGTTTTTCTATGGTTTTGTATTTACAAAAGAAGGTAAGAAAGACGGGATGGAATCGTATATAGTATATGATCAGCTCAGATATTTAAAAAATAAAGAAACAATTGTGTACAAAAAGAAAACAGCCGGTGAGTTGATAAAGATTTTGGCTAAGAGATTTAATTTGCAATATGGTACGCTTGCTGACACTGGATGGCGCAGATCAGCCATAGAAGATAATACTACATTATTTGATATTATCCAAAATGCGCTTGATGATACTCTGATAACAAAGGGGAAGACCTATGTGCTCTACGATAAGGTAGGAAAACTTCAGCTTACAGATGTAGCAAAAATGAAAGTCAATACATGCTTGGTGGATGCTGAGACCGGACAAGATTATTCCTATAAAACAACCATTGACAGTGATGTATATAACCAAATAAAGCTGGTATATGAAAACAAGGAAAAAGGAACATTCGATTTATATGTAACAAAAGACTCAAAAAACATAGGCAAATGGGGAACTTTGCAGTATTTGGATAAAATTGATAATCCGGATATTGGAAAGCTTAAATCAAAGGCATTGTTAAAACTGTATGATAAGAAGAAACGTACATTGACCATATCTGGTGTGATTGGAAATATAAATGTACGTGGTGGTTCTCTGGTTCCGGTCATGTTAGATTTGGGTGATATCACAGTGGCAAACTATATGCTGGTAGATAAAGTTACGCATACATTTAAAAATTGCGAGTACACAATGGACTTAGTTGTGTCTGGAGGAGATTTTAGTGAGTGATAGTTTGGTACAGTTAATTAAGAAAATTGCGATGGATGCCGTAAGATCAGCGAAAATGAGTGATTATAAGATTGGTACAGTTTCAGGTGTGTCTCCGCTTATAATTAAAATGTCAAATACTTTGGAAATTGATGAAGATTTTTTGCATTTGAGTAGAAATGTCACAGATTATGAAGTTGAAATAAAAATTGGAGATGTTATTCAAAGTAGAACAGTACTGAATAGTCTTAAGGTTGGAGAAAAGGTGCTTATGCTTCGAAAAAGCGGTGGGCAGGAATACATAATTATAGACAGGGTGGTGAACTGATGGTTCCAATTAACTATGAAGATGAAGAAGAACAGGATACAGATTTCGAGTTGGAAAGTGACCCGTCTCTTACATATGCAATGCAGATAGGAACCATTGAGAACGATTCAAGCATTTTTCTTGGCAAAGCAGACGGAGAAGAGGCAAACCGGCAGGCAATATTGAAAATCTTGAACACAGAGCGATATGAAAATGTAATTTATTCATGGGATTATGGAGTGGAGCTTCAGGATCTGAGGGGAAAGTCTCTATCTTATGTTATGTCAGAAGTGCCAAATCGGATTACGGATGCAATTACTGCAGATGATCGTTTTGAATCTTGTGAAGATTTTGAGATGGAACCGGTGGGAAAGAAAGCTCTGCACGTTACGTTCTCTGTAATTACGGCAGAAGGTGATAAAGTAAGTGGATTGGAAACGGAGGTGGAATATTAGTGTTTGAAAACAAAGACTTCGACTCTATCATGGAAGAAATGCTTGCATCCGTAAGCGATAAGCTGGACAAGCGCGAGGGATCGATAATTTATGATGCAATAGCACCGATTGCCATGGAATTGGCGCAGACGTATATCGATATGGATATGATTGTGAATGAGGTATATGCAGATACAGCATCCTATTATTATTTGATCAAGCGTGCAGCTGAAAACGGAGTATATCCCAAAGAAGAGACCAATGCGGTATGCAAGATGGTTGTTAGTCCGTCCGATACAGCCATAGCGATCGGGGACCGGTTTAACCTTGGTGATCTGAACTATGAGGTAACATCTGTAATGGATGCAGCAACCGGAGAGTATCAGGTAACATGTGAGACTGCCGGTATTGTTGGAAATCAGCAGTTGGGATCATTGCTTATGATTGAAACAAAGAATGATCTGAATGATATGGAAACAGCGGAATTGACCGAAGTCTTGATTCCCGGCGAGGATGAGGAAGATGTGGAAGATTTCCGCGATCGTTATTACGAGGGATTTTCTAGTACAAGCTTTTGCGGCAATAATCCGGATTATAAGGAACGTGTATCGGCCATTGATGGAGTTGGCGCATGCAAAGTTATCCGGATGTGGGAAAAAGGATATGATCCGGTAAAGTTTATTCCGGCTGCAGCAGTTACGGAGTGGATTGGAAAGCAGTCTGCGGAAACCGTTGGAACGGAAGTATTTGCATGGTTGAAAGCGGTACATGATGCTGCAAAAAATAAACTTCTTACAGTGGGTGGCACTGTTCGAGTGTATATCATATCATCAGAGTTTAAAGCTCCATCAGCTCCATTGGTGAAGAAAGTACAAAATGATGTAGATCCGGATGATAAGACAGGAGATGGATATGGTCTGGCACCTATCGGGCATGTGGTAAAGGTTATGGGAGTGAAAGAAGTTCCTGTTGCTGTGGCGGTTACCGCGGTTTATAAGAATGGGTATTCGTTCGAATCCTTGAAATCCGATATGCAGTCGACAATAGATGGGTATTTTACAGAACTTTCTGCTGATTGGAGTAATGAAGATAACCTGGTGGTGCGCAAGAGCCAGATTGAATCTCGGTTATTATTGATTGATGGAATATTGGATATTACAGATGTGAAACTGAATGGTGCATCTGAAAATGTAACATTGGATGAGGATGCAATTCCGGCAAGGGGTGATGTGAGTGGCTAAAAAAATGATTGATTATCTGCCACCGTTTATGCAGCAGTTTGAAGAAATGAAGCAATTGATGCAGAGCGAGGATAAACAGGTGGCGGCTCTTAACATGGATACCACTAAAATATTACGAAATGCATTTATAGAAACTTCGGATGTAGAAGGGATTGAGCGGTTCGAAAGAATCTTACGTATCATTCCGGGCGCGGGTGAAAATTTGGAACTCCGCCGGTCGCGTGTGTCGCTGCGGTGGAATGAGCGGATACCGTACACGCATCCAACACTTGTAAAATGTTTAAATGCCAGCTTAGGAGAAAACAATTATGATATGTACTCAGATGAGGAGCATTATTACATTCTCGTACATTTGAAATTGAATGTAGCGGATCGTGTTGGAGTTGTCGAAGAACTGATCCGGCGTATGTCACCGGAGGATATATGCTACAAAGTGCTTCTTATTTATAATACACATGCAGTTTTACATAAATTTACGCATGCACAGTTACATAGCTATACACATAGGCAATTGAAAGAGGAGGTTTTGCCATGACAAAAACAAAATACTATGATCTGCAGATGGATGATCCACAGGATGATTACGATGTGGATGTCGTGAATGCCAATCTGAAAAAGATTGATGAGCAGATGAAAACAAGGGAAAATGCAACAGATGCATTACAGGAGCCGGAGTTTACAGTAGCAGCAAAAAGAGAAAACATAGCATCCAAGGAGAAAATGCCGAAGATTCTTGGAAAGATTGCAAAGTTTTTTGCAGATCTTAAAGCCGTAGCTTTTACCGGAAACTATAATGATTTGTCAGACAAGCCAACTTCGCTTCTTGCAAATGGCGGAAATTCAGATACAGTTAATAGCCATACGGTAGAATCTAATGTACCAAAAAACGCAAAATTTACAGACACGACATATTCCAATTTTGTAAAATCCGGAACTGGCGCAAAAGCAGGTCTTGTTCCTGCACCATCTACAACGGCTGGCACTACAAAATATCTCAGAGAAGATGGAGCATGGAAAAATCCACCAGATACGAAAACAAGCATAGTGAACAACAATACCACCACAGAACCCGGGAGTGCATTAGACGCGCGGCAGGCGAATCCGAACATAGAGGGGACGATGGCTGCAAGTATTGCGCAAATAAACAGCAATTTAAATAACTATATAACGATTAAAAATGGACTTTTTGGAGTATCTGGAGCTAGTACTGCTTGGAAGCAAAACTCTAAATTTCCTGAATTATATGAATATCCATATGCTTTTCCAAACGTAGATGGTTATGAATTTTTGATCGGTTTTGCTTGCATTCCATGGACAAATAATAACGTATATTATCAATATTTAATTCAGAATTATATAGTAAACAATCCGACTGGAACAGTAGGTATGTGTTGTAAATCAGTACCAGATATGCCATTACTTTTTTATGCGTTGTATGTAAAATTATAATTTCACATAAATATTGATCAATTTACATTCACCGTTATCCGTCCATGTTGGACGAATAGACGTGTTGGTTAAATCGTCAATTTTTTGAAATATGTTGATGTAGACTTTACTTTTTATACAGATTTAATGATCTCCCGATCAGATCAGGGATTCATTTTTATGTGGTACAAGCCAACACTGTAACTAATTCTCCTTATCCAAGTGCAAAAGTTCAATGGTGGAATGTATTGAATTTTGGTGTCGAAAACCGTGTGACGCAAATTGCTTCACAAGCGTATATTGGGTACACAGGAAACAATGAGTTATGGATTCGGAGTCGGCATGATTTGAATTGGTAGGCTTGGGCAAAACTTTAACTTGTAAAAGTGCATTTATTCCAAGTTAGAGTTTTTTTACCTTCATCTGTTTTGTAGAATGCGAAAAATATCCCATTTTCTACAAAATAAATTACATATTTAAGGCGAGCATCAAGACCACAGAAAACCATTCCGCTACCAAATACGAATGGAAAATTTGTACTATCGACCCAATTTGTGAAATAAAAATTTTTAACGCTAGAAGTATCGTTTAAATAATCAAAAATTTCTCCAGCTCTACTAATAAAGATTATTTTTAAATTGCTGTTTGATTTTAATTGTAACTCGTAAATTTGATTAAGAAAGA